ATGAAAGTGTTCATGAGCTGGTCTGGGCTGCGTAGTAAGCTAACTGCGGAGCTTTTGCATGATTGGATCAAGTGCGTTATTCAAGCTGCACAACCGTGGATTTCTTCAAAGGGCATCGAACGAGGTGCTTTGTGGTTTTCCGAAATTAATAACGAATTGAAAGACACCGCGGTCGGCGTCATCTGTCTTACGCAGGAAAACAAAAATGCTCCATGGATTCTTTTTGAGGCTGGAGCTCTAGCAAAAGGACTAGCCAACAGTCGTGTTTGCACTTTTCTTGTCGATCTAGAAACTGCTGATCTTCAACCTCCGCTCTCTCAGTTCAATCATACTTTCGCAACTTACGAAAGCATGTGGAGCTTGGTCGCAACATTAAACAATGCTTTAAGCGCAAACAGTCTGGAGCTATCTGTTTTAAAACGTGTTTTCGATACCTATTGGCCTCAGTTTAAAACTGAATTTGACAAAATTATTGACGAAAATCCTCCTGTCACAGTTATTCAACCGAGAGACGACAAGGAAATTTTGAATGAAATTTTGGATACTACCCGCAGCATGCTTGGCCGTGTCCGCAAGTTGGAAGCAAGAGAGAGTCTAACAATTGACCAGGCTGATAACGCGAGAAAAAATGACTTCATAGCGCACTCAGTATCGGTACTTGAACAAGGTCTATATTTCGATGCTGCTAATACGGCACTCACCTTTCTTCAAGGCGGAATGACTGTTAATGGCATGGTAATAAGGCTTATGAAAAAATATGCCTTTGATGAAGCACGCGCCCTGTATGTCATCGAATTGGCAAAAAATAGACTTAACGAGAATTCGCCTGAAGCACTTTAGAAACAGTCCTTTGCTACTTGCACCTAGGATTGTGATTCTTGTTGTCGTTGGTTCGAGCCCCATCAGCCACCACACAGAATGAGCAGGAGAATCAAAGGGTTACATGCTTCGGCTTGTAACCTTTTTTTCATTTTCCAACGGTTTTTAAATTTTCCAACGCGCCCTGCTGCCGTATTACATCACACACAACAAATCGCCACTATGCAATATTAGCCGCACCCTACTTGGCAGTGAGGAGCAGCCCTTCGAATCTCACGAATAGCTTAACCCGTCGCTAGTTTTCAAGTCTCCGAAATTTTCCATTTATATCAATAGGTTAGGATAATTTCCATTTCGCACGCAATGTTTTTCTAGCGTCTTGCCACGCCCAGCTTGTACCACCCGAAACAGGCGATGCGGAAACGATTTGCTCCGAGCGATGACTCTAAGATACAGTGATGATGCAGCAGTACATTCCGCCTACCATCCGTGCATTGCTGGATCGAAGTTCTTGTCTTTTACGTCGTAACCGTGATCTTTGCAAAGCTTGAGAAGTCGTTTTTTTCGATCCGTTGTGATCGGGATTGCGTCGGGATTGCTGTAATGGAAGACCGCTGCTACTCCTAAGATAATTTCTTCCTTAGAGTAGAGTTTATCGTGGACATAGAGAGGAAACTGGTCATCTGTGAACTCGGCTGCTTCATAAATATTGAAGCATCTGCCGCGATCCGTATTTGCAAACAATTCTCCTTGACCTTGCAAGAATCTCCACTGTGGATTTTCATAGGAAGGGGATACGCCTACGGTTGGACTTCCCTTGTAAACTCGCTTGGCGATTTTTTCAGCGATAGCAGGCGCTCCCTCGGTGCTGTTCATGGCTACAATCCCTGCGATTCCCTCATTCCAATCGTCTAATTCCTTCTTGGTGACTCCGTGCCATACCGGAAACAACTTTTTATCTTGTTCGATATGCTGTCGCATCATGATATCCAATTCGTAGCCGGTCCACTTCTTTGCAATGTAGATCGGGGACAGAACAGCAAAGCCGAATTCTGAATTCTTCAAGCCCGCATTAATGGAACTCAGTAAGTTTGATCCGAATTCCAAAGAAAGCGGAGCAAACCATACGCGAACACCTAGATGTTTTAGTGAGCCCACTATCTCTTTCGTGAACGCTTCATCTTCCGTGGCATACGAAATGAATACGTGATACGGCTTAGTCATTTATCAGTTCCTTTAGATTGCGCTTCCAAGCATTGCGGAGGGATGGTTTCTGCGCCACGGTTTCGGTGCGGGCATTGTAGGTCTGGCGCGCCAGCTTCATATCGGCCCAATGGGGCACCATTCCAAAACATGCCGGCGCGACTTCCAGCTCACCGGGCACGTCGTGCGAGGCACGAATGATCGGCGCCATATACCCTGGCCAAGCTTCCGGCGGCAGGTCAAATTGAGGGGAGCGGACAGCAAAATGCTGTTCGATTTGATCGCTACGGCTGGGGGTATAGTCGGCGCACATGCAATTTATTCTACCTGCCTTCTGGCATTGGCGGCGGCTCCGTCCCGACAAAACACAGCCAGGACTGCGCGTAGTCGCAAAATTGCATATCTTTTTTGCTGCGCTCAAACCCTGACAACACCATTCGCCCATCCCGATACCAGAGCAAATTCACATCGAAAAGTGTCTCAACATGGTTTCCGCTCCCTTCATGAGTGAAGCGGGCCAGCTTTACCAGACGGTGCAGGCCTTGGTCCGTCGTTTCAACGACTTCCAACTTGCCGGACTGCGCTGAGTTGTAGCGATCATGCAGCCGTCGCTTGGGCACCTCCACGCCAGCAAGGCGCATCTTTAACATTTTAACAATCATCGTGACACCTGAATAAAATACTGTATATAAATACAGTATATCAAGAGTTCTTGAGGCCGCAATACCCGGCAATGACGCGAGGGCGTGAGGATGAACGATGCTCATAGTGCAGGCACCAATACATGGGCCAGAACCGCGCCAGGGCGCGGCGCAGCGCGAAAACAACATCGTTCCCACGTCGTTCAAACCGCCCGCATGAAAAGCCGCTCAAAGTGCGTCAAAATGCGTCAAATCGCATGCCCCCTCTTCGCCCCGCCGCGCCAGTCCTCATGCGCCTTCGGCCATGGCGCAAATTTGAGTCAAAAGAGCCCTAACTAGCGGGCAGGTGTGGAGGGGGGACAACTGCGCGCGCCGGGCCGAAATGGGCTTTTTTCTTGCTTCTGGTGCAACATCAATCATCAGGGCGTGAAAAAGCCGCCTCGTGGGCGGCTTGTGCGGTGGCTGGGGCGCTTTGGCGCGGCTGGACTGTCGCGGCCCTGCCCTGCCGGCTATCGCGGCATGGCGGTCATCCTGCGCTGCCGGCACGCGCCTTGGCCGCCTGCTCCTTGTCATAGTCGTCGCGGCAGTCCACATCGCAGAACAGCAGCGCGGGCGCCAGCGCCTCGTCGCAATAATGACAGCAGCCATGCGCCGCCAGGGTGGGCCGGCCGCGCACGGCGGCCAGGCCGCGCGCCACTTCGGCAAAGATGATCTGGTCGGTGTTGTCGACGTGGTCGCTCATTGCGTGCCCTCCCCGCCCGTGGCCAGGTCATACGGGGCGAAACGCACCACTTCCACGCCGGCCCACTCGTTGATGGCCATGAACTGCGCCTGCAACGGCACCAGCTCATTGCGCGCGAAGACGCGCGCGGCCGGCTCGACGGCGCCGAAGCCGCCGGCATTGTTCGGCAGGATGCCCATGAGCTGGGGCGGCACGCGGTGCGCGGCCAGCTGGTCGTCGCGCGTGACGCTCTTGATATTGAAAAACTCGTCCTTGGCGGCCACGTCCGACACGGGCAGAATCTGGATGCCGTCCTTCTTGCCGTTCGGCGCGTACATGAACAGGTTGCGGAAGTTACCCGGCCCCTTGCTGTCGCGCATGGCCTGGCGCAGGTTGTCCACGTCCTGGGTATTGGCGGCCGCGTCCGTCATGTAGAAGACGAAACCGGCATGCGAGCCGTTCTTGTAGTACTTGCGGCGGAACAGAGTAGCCGCCTCGTTGAGCCAGGCCGATTGCAGGGAGCTCAGGTACTGCGGCACGCCGTACAGCTCCTGGTTCACGTCCGGCTCCATCAGGTGGAACACGCGGCCCTTGTCGAACTGGTGCACAGCCTGATAGCCGTTGACGAAGAAATACGTGTCCAAATCGACGCCGCGCCGCATGTACTTGGCCAGCGCATGCTGGTACGCCAGCGCCTTGCCGCTGCGGCTGGGGCGGTCTTCCAGGTAGGCATTGCCAAAGGTCAGATAGTCCAGGGCCATGCGCTTGAAGCCATCGCGCGACAGGTATTTCGTCGGCATCAGGGTGGACGTCAGCACGTTGGCCTTGAAGTGGATGGCGCTGCTGTGGTGCACGCCGGCATTGAAGGACTTGGCCAGGCCGGCCAGGTTGACGGGCGGCTCATACCAGTGGCCGTTCTTCCAGCATTCGAAGCAATCGAGAATGTCGGCGTGCTCGAGCACGGGCGTCGGGTCGCCGAAGGAAAACGCCTCGATGCCGGCGGCGGCCGGCGCCGTGGCCGCTGTTGATGGGGCGCCCTGGGCCTGCTGGCCGCGCGCGCGCATGTGTCGTGCTTTGCTCAAGAATAAATCTCCATGAAAGAGTGGTGGTTGTCGGTGGTGCCTTCGAATGGCTCGTGATCGAGGGCATGCATGCAGGCCCACGCCAGATCGGCGTGGCCGGTTTCGTCGCTGCGGCCGGCGACATAGGTCACGTGCCGTCCGCTTGAGGTGAGGGTCTTGTGGATGGCCATGAAGGACTGCGCGATGTCCGTCCAGCCGGCGTCAAACTCCAGCCGGCCCTTGCTGATGATGTTTTTGGCCTTCAAGACCATGCGGGTCTTGACTTCGGGCGAGTAGTTCAGCGGCGTGACGGCCGGGAAGAAGCCGCGCACGATAGGCAGCACGCCGATGCCCATGCCCGTGGTATCGATGCCGATGTATTCGACGTTGTAGCGCTGGGTCATCTGGCGGATGGCGTCGGCGTGGTCTTCGAAGCTCTGCCCGCGCCACTGGTGGCGCTCCAGGATGCGGAACTTGCCGCCGGCCGTCATGGGCGGCGCCAGCACCACGCAGCCTGCGCTGTCGCCGTTCAAGGCCGGGTCATAGCCGATCCACACGGGCCGGTTGCCGAACGGGCGCAGGCCCAGCAGGGGCTTGTAGTCGTCCCATTCGACCCAGGAATCGACCATGCAGCGCTGCAGCTCGGCCAGCGGGAAGACCGAGGCCGAGTCGTCAATAAAGTTGCACATCAGCAGGTTGTCGAACTGGTCGGGGCTGTATTCGAAGTTGCGCAGTTCGTCGATGTCGAACAGGTTGCAGCCGCCGCGCTCGGCGTCAAGGATGGTGACGATCTGGCGCCAAATTTTGTCCTCGCCCGTAAAGCCCGACGACAGGCGGCCATGGCTCACGTCGATGTTCACCTGGTCGGCCTTGGCGCGGCGTTTGTTGAACAGCTCGCCCGTCCAGAACGGATAGGCCTGGTGCGTGGTTGAGGATGGCGTTGAAAAATAGGTCTTGCGCCATTTCTTGTGAATGGCCATGCCCGAGGCCACCTTGTTCAACTCCTGGAAATTCTGTGTCCAGAAGAATTCATCGAAGTAGAAATTGCCGTGGTAGCCCTGCGCCGTGCGCGCGTTCGTGCCCAGGAAGTACAGGTGCGCGCCGTTCGGCAGCACGATGGGGTCGCCGGTCAGCTCGATGCCGGCCGCCTCGCGCGCGAATTGCACGATGTATTGCTTGAAGACGTGGGCTTGCGACTTCGATGCGGACAGGAAGATTTGATTGCGGCCCGTCTCCATCGCGTCGGCCAGCGCCTCGCGCGCAAAGTACCAGGTGGCGCCGATCTGGCGGGACTTCAAAATGGCGCGCGTGCGCTGGTCGCCGTTGCGATACCAGACCTTTTGATAATCGAAGAGCGAATCCTGGAAGGCGTCGAGCAGCTGGATTTTCTGTTCTTCGCTGAAGTCGTTGCGCGTCGGCTTCTTCTTCGGCCCGGCATTGCGGTTCGCCAGCTTGGGGTTGAGATCGACCTCGTTGCCGCCCGGCTGCTCATAGCGGCGCACGCGCGCCATCTGCACGATGGTGCGCGCCAGCAAGTCGATTTCCTTGTAGTCGCTGCCGCTCTTGACCTCTTTTTCGATCAGCTTCACCAGGCGCAGCTCGGCCGACGCCTCGACGTGCTCGATGGCCTGCGCCTTGTCCCACTCGTCGCGCTCTTTCCAGCTATTGATGGTGCTGCGCTTAATTCCCAGGTGGCGGGCGATGGACGAAATGCGCCAGCCCTTCCAGTACAGGGCGCGCGCGGCGCGCCGTGGCTCGGATTCGGGCACGGCCAGTTCGCCGATGATTCCATCGACGGTTTGTTCGCTTGTTTTCTCGATTGTCAGCATGCCGCCAGCGTAGGCCGCGCGCGCGCGGAACGGGGAAAGGCAAAAGTCGCTATGGCCCATAGCAACCCGCAGCGCATTGAATCGCAGCGCCAAGACGTTGACCATGGCGTTATCCGATCAACCGAGAACGCCCACCATGTCCAAATCGAAATTCTTCCGCGTCGCCACCGAAGGCGCCACCACGGACGGTCGCAACATCGACCGCGCCACCATCGAGCAGATCGCCGCCACCTACAACCCGAAAACCTACGGCGCGCGCATCTGGCTCGAACACATTCGCGGCATCCTGCCCGACAGCCAGTTCAAGGCCTACGGCGACGTGATCGCCGTGAAAGCCGAGGAAGTCGACACCGACAGCGGCAAAAAACTGGCCCTGTTCGCGCAGATCGAACCCACGCCGGAGCTGGTGGCCATCAACAAGGCGAAACAAAAGCTGTACACCAGCCTGGAAATCCAGCCCGACTTTGCCGACTCGGCGCAGCCCTACCTGGTCGGCCTGGGTGTTACCGACAGCCCGGCCAGCCTGGGCACCGAAGCGCTGCAATTCTCCGCCAGCCGCAAGCAGCAAAGCACCAACCTGTTTACTTCTGCCGTCGAGGTGACGCTGGAATTTGACGAGCCGCAGGGCATCAAGCTGGCCGACGCCGTGAAAAACCTGCTGTCGCGTTTCTCCCATAAATCCGGCGCCGACGCGGCGCAGTTCGCCGACATCAGCGAAGCCGTCGAGGCGCTGGCCGGCCACGTCGTCACCGCCAACGACAACTACACGGGCACCTTGGCGCGCTTGGAGAAAGCCGAAACAGCCTTGAAGGCCACGCAGGACGAGCTGGCCGCCTTCAAGGCGCAGATGGATGAAGCACCCGGCAACGGCCCGCGCCGCCCGGCCGCCACCGGCAACGACGGCGCCGTGCAGACCGAGTTTTAAGCGCCCGCGCTATCCACCTACCCCATTCAACAACGGAGCAATGATTCATGAAAAAGCAAACGCGCCAGGTCTTTGGCCAATACGAAACCCGCCTGGGCCAACTGAACGACACGGACAACGTGGCCAAGACCTTCAGCGTCACGCCCAGCGTGCAGCAAAAGCTGGAAACGAAGATGCAGGAATCGAGCGAGTTCCTGTCGAAAGTGAACATCATCGGCGTGACCGAGCAGGAAGGCGAAAAGCTGGGCCTGGGCGTGTCCGGCCCGATTGCCGGCCGCACCAACACCAAGGACAAGGAACGCAAGACGCGCGACCTGTCCACCCTGGACGGCACCAAGTACCGCTGCGAGCAAACCAACTTCGATACGCATTTGAACTATGCCAAGCTGGACGCCTGGGCCAAGTTCGCCGACTTCCAGTCGCGCGTGGCCAATGCCATCCTCACGCGCCAGGCGCTCGACCGCATCGTCATCGGTTTCAATGGCGTGAAGGCCATGGCCGACACCGACCTGGACGCCAACCCGCTGCTGCAGGACGTCAATAAAGGCTGGCTGCAACACCTGCGCGAGCTGGCGCCCGAGCGCGTGCTGGGCCTGGTGGCCGCTGGCATGCCGGGCAAGGTCATCATCGGCGACGTGGACGGCGCCGACTATGCGAACCTCGACGCGGCCGTGACCGATGCCGTCAACCTGCTCGATCCCTGGTATCAGGAAGACACCAACCTGGTGGCCATCGTCGGGCGCAAGCTGCTGAACGACAAGTATTTCCCATTGGTCAACACCAAGCAGGCGCCCACGGAAACCCTGGCGGCCGACATCATCATCAGCCAGAAACGCATCGGCGGCTTGCAGGCCGCGCGCGTGCCCTACTTCCCGGACAACGCCATCCTGATTACCCGCTTCGACAATCTGTCGATCTACTTCCAGGAAGGCGCGCGCCGCCGCCGCGTCGAGGACGTGCCGAAACGCGACCGCATCGAAAACTATGAGTCGTCGAATGACGCCTACGTGATCGAAGACCTGGGCCTGGCCGCGCTGGTGGAAAACATCGAGCTGAAAGACAAGTGATGGCGAACCAATCCCCCGCCCTGCGCCACCGCGCGCGCATGCTGGCCGAGCGCACGGCCGGCGCCGCCGCGCCGCAGGGCGTCACCACCGGCACGGCCTACGAAATGATGCTCTACAAACTGGCCGACGACCGGCGCCGCCTGAAGTCCATCCAGTCGGTCGAACGCAAGATCGAGGTCAAGGCCACCTTGCTGCCCGACTATGCGCAGTGGATCGACGGCGTGCTGGCGGGCGGCAAGGGCGCGCAGGATGACGTCTTCGCCACCCTGCTGGTGTGGCACATCGACACGGGCGAGTATGAGCGCGCCCTGGTCATGGCCGCCTACGCCCTTGAACACAAGTTCACCCTGCCCGACACCTACAGCCGCGACATCGCCACGCTGATGCTGGACGAGTTCGCCGAAGGCTACTTGCACGGCAAGCTGGCCGCCGATCCGCAGCACGCCGCGCAGGTGCTGGGCACCGTCGAGCAGTTGACGGCCGCCAGCGACGCACCCGACCAGGCGCGCGCCAAGCTGCACAAGGCCATCGGCCTGGCCATGATCGCCGTGCTCGATCAGGCCGACGACACGGACATCGCCCCGGCGCTGGTGGCGCAGGCGGAAACGGCCATGGTCCAGCTGAAACGCGCGCGCGCCCTGTCCGAGTCGTGCGGCGTCAAGAAAGATATGGAACGGCTGGAACGGCGCCTCAAGCGCGCGGCCGGTTCCACGTAAAGAGCATCCCCCGCAGCACGGCGGCACGGGGGGATTCTGGCTAATTCATTTGCCTGATGAACCCCGTCCACCGCCCACTTTTGAAAGCGTCCCGTATGTCCTTCATGGCCCTGCCCCCGTCCATCCCGCCCGGCACCGCCCCGGCGCCGCCAGCGCCGGCCGTAGGCATCATCGAAAACGACGGCTGGTTTCCCGACATCTTGCTCACCGATATGCGCGATGCGATGCGCCTGGATGGCACCGTCACCGACGCGCGCCTGGTGCAAGCCGTGGTCGACGCCATCCTGCAGGTCAACCGCGAGCTGGCCGACTGGCAGGGCAAGCAGGCCGCTGCCGGTATCAGCGCCCTGGTGGACGTGCCAGCCGCGCGCATCAACCGCGAATCCCGCTTGCTGGCGCAGTACCGGCGCGCCGTCTACAGCACGGCGAAAGCGGATCTGATCGAGCGTTACCGCGACTACGACAGCACGGCCACGTCCGTCAGCGACAAGAAAAGCATGGAGTGGCTGGACGAGGCACCCGGCGCGCAGCGGCGCAATGCGCAATGGGCCATCGCCGATATGGTCGGGCGCACGCACCTCACCGTGGAGCTGATCTGATGCAGGTGCGCACGCAACAGCACGACACGGTGGACGCCCTGGTGTGGCGCTACCTGGGCGACGGTGCGGGATACGTCGAGCACACCCTGGAAATGAATCCCGCGCTGGCGCGCCACGGCGCCGTGCTGCCGGCCGGCCTGGTCGTCACCCTGCCCGAGGCAGCGCCCAGCATGACCCAAGCCGCAGACATCGTGCAGCTATGGGATTAACGCAGCAATCCACCTTTTTACCCTCATGAAAAATCTATCCCCCCTAACCTCGGAGTATCAAGCAATGTCCGCAGAATCGTTTGGTGGTTTCGCCACCCTGGTCAAACTGTACGGCTTCAAGGCGGCACTGGGCATGGTCGGCGCCGCCATGCTGTACATCGTCCTACCGCCCCTGAACAGCGACGGCACCTTCAACAAGGGTGAATTCGTCGCCCGCCTAGCCTGTGCCGGGGTGTTCTCGTGCCTGCTGGGCGGCACCGTGTACCAGCTGCTGTGCGCTCAGCTCCCGGCCATTGGCGCCATGGTCAACGCCTCCGCCATCGATCTAATCGTGGGCGCGCCCGGCTGGTGGGTATCGCGCGCCGTGGCCCTGTGGTTCCAGCGCCGCAGCGACAAGGACATCGCCGAGCTGGTCAAAGACGCGAAGGAACACTGATGGCCACCCCGGAAAATCCCCTGATCGCACGCGTCATCGACGCCATCCTGCGCGCCGAAGGTGGTTACGTGAACGACCCGGCAGACAAGGGCGGCGAAACCAATTTCGGCATCACCGTGGCAGTGGCGCACGCCAACGGCTACATGGGGCCGATGCGCGATCTGCCCGAGGCCGTGGCGCGCGCCATCTACACGGCGCGCTACATCACGGAACCGAAGTTCGACCAGGTGCTGGCCCTGCATGCCGGCATCGGCGCCGAGCTGATCGACACGGGCGTCAACATGGGGCCGCACCGCGCGGCTGAATTCCTGCAGCGCTGGCTGAACGGTTTCAATGACACGGGCGCCCGCTACCCCGCCCTGTTCGTCGACGGCCGCCTGGGCGCGCAGTCGCTGGGCGCGCTCGCCGCCTTCCTGCAGTGGCGCGGCCAGGACGGCGCCGCCGTGCTGCTGCGTGCCTTGAATGGCGTGCAGGCGGCGCGCTACCTGGAAATCACCGAGACCAACAAGACCCAGCGCCGCTTTCTGTTCGGCTGGATCAAGGAACGGGTGGCGATGTGACCACAACCACCTGGCGTCCACTGGCCGCCTGCCTGTTGTGCGGCGCCGTCGCGGGCTGGGCGACGCAGGGCTGGCGCAAGGACGCCAGCATCGCCGAACTACAGCGGGCGGCCGCCACCAGCAAAACCAATGCCGCCACCGAACTGGCCCTGGACACCGCCCGCGTGCTCACCTTGGAGCGCGCGGCCGGCGCCACCCTGGCGCAGCGCGCCGACCACCTCACCCAGGAGCAATCCCATGCGAAAACTGAACGTGACCGTTTCAATGCTGACGTGCGCAGCGGCGCTGTGCGCCTGTCAATCCCCATTGCCAGCGGCCAGTGCGCCGCAGTTACAGATACCGCCCCTGCCACAGGCCATCGGCGTGAAACGCACGCCGAACTTGACCCAGCGACTGCGGCAGCTCTTGACGCCATTGCCGGCGACGGCGACGACGCCACCCGGCAACTGAACGCCTGCATCGACGCCTACAACACCGTGCGAGACACCTACCATGTACAAACCGAATAGCCTGCGCCAGCACCTGGCCGCCGCCATCCCCGACCTGCAGCGCGACCCCGACCGCCTGCTGGTCTTCGCCGACGAAGGCAACGTGGTGGCCAGTGCCACCGCCTCCCTCTCCTTCGAATACCGCTTCAAGCTCAACCTGATAGTCACCGACTACGCGGGCGACGCCGACGCCATCATGGTGGCCCTGATCGCCTGGCTCAAAGTCCACCAGCTCGACCTGATGGCCAACGAGGAAACCCGCAAGCACGGCATTGCCTTCGAAGTCGATTTCAACAACCATGAAACGGTGGATGTCTCGATCAAGCTGGACCTGACCGAGCGCGTGGCCGTCAAGACCGGCGAAGCGGGCCGCCTGGACATCAAGCACCTGGCTGAGATACAGCACACGCCGGCCTATGCAGACGAGTTCTGGAAGCTGTACGACGGCGACACCCTGCTGGCCGAATGGCGCACGCCCGAGGCCACGACATGAGCGACGACCTGCACGCGCTGGAAGCCTGGGCCGGCGCCCTGCTGGCCAAGCTGCAGCCAGCCCAGCGCCGCGCAATCAATCACAAAGTGGCCATCGATCTGCGCCGCAGCCAGGCGCAGCGCATCAAGGCGCAGCAGGGGCCGGACGGCACAGCCTATCCGGCGCGCAAGCGGCGCAAGGAATTCAAGGGAAAGAATGGGCGCATCAAACGGCAGAAGGCCGCCATGTTCGCCAAAATCCGTACAGCGAAATACCTGAAGGTGCATGCCGATCCTGGCCAGTTGACTGTTGTCTTCGTAGGTAAAGTGATGCACATCGCGCGGGTGCATCATGAGGGCTTGACGGATAGTGTCTCCAAGAAGGGCCCAAAATACAGCTTCCCGGCGCGCCCACTCTTGGGATTCAGTGAGGCGGATCGGACGTTGATCCGAGAATCTTTGCTCCGTAACCTAGCCCACGTATGAGTTAGTTTAATGGAACTTCAATGACATTGGTTGCTACTTAAGTTAGAGTTACATAGAAAATTTCGATGCAAACTCTAAGAAAAAGGACCAAGACACTTATGAAAGACATGTTTCCTGAGTACGATGTTAGCCGTACAGTAAACTACGAAGATGTATGGCAAGAGGCTTTATTCGTCTTTGATACAAATGTTTTACTCAACCTTTACCGCTATCGAGTCAATACCAGAGACGAGCTACTAGCCGTCCTTGATAGCATTGCCGATAAAATATGGATTCCATATCAAGTCGGACTCGAATTTCAGAAAAATCGTCAGTCTGTTATCGCCGAACAAATAAAGCGTTTTTCGGAAGTCAAACGCACTGTAGAAAAAGCCAAGACAGGTTTATCGAACGAACTTGAAAAACTAAAATTACAGGAACGTCACTCCCTAATCAATACCGAACCATTAATTTCTGGCATCGAAAATTTAACAAGTGATTTTCTAGATGAACTGAAAAAGCTAGAAAAATCTCAACAGACCATTACCGGCGAAGATCATTTGAAAATCAAGCTAGAATCTCTATTCGAAGGACGTATTGGATTGGGATTCACAAAGCAAGAACAATTAGACACGCTTCACAAAGAAGGCGAGGCTCGCTATAAATTTAGAATTCCACCTGGCTTTGAAGATGACTCTAAGGAAAGAAAAGAGCCTGATGAGTTTATGCATGCTGGTTTAATCTACAAGCGCAAGTATGGGGACTTCATTCTTTGGAAACAGATGTTAGAGCACTGCAGGGAGAAAGAGATAAAGTCATTGATATTTATAACAGACGATGCAAAAGAAGATTGGTGGCGAATTATAGATGTTGATGGCCCGAAAACTATTGGACCGAGAGCAGAACTTATTGATGAAGCACTCAGAATTGGAAAGTTAAAAAATCTTTTAATGTATAGCCCTCACAATTTTCTTGAGAATGCCAAGAAAACGTTGAAAGCGAGAGTTTCAGAAGATGCAATTCAAGAGGTAAAAGATATTTCATCTATAAAAAAATTAACGAGTCAGCGTCGAATGGATGCTGATTTTAGGGCATACGAGGCACTTAAAAATTGGCTATTAAATAAGGCCATGATGGTTGTTGCCTCGCCAGACAAGATGACAGTATCAAGCTACAGCGGAAACAAACATTGCAAATACATAATTGCCACTGTCTTTTCAGCAAAAAATGTTGCGAACTTATACGACAGAACATCGACTATAGTAGCTAGCAGCATTTTCGACAATCCTGAAGGTAAAATTTTAGAAGATCTCACAGTCGTATGGATTGCCACCAATCAAAATCATGCCGAAGAAATTCGGAACATTCTTCTCGATGGGGATAAGATTCATGGGGGGCGACCACTAGGAACAAAAATTATAATTGCAACACTTGAAGATCCAGAAACACTTCTTTCTGGATTCTTTCCTCAGTGGGAATTCAAATTATAAGTATATTCAAATGAATTTTACTCCGATCAACTTAGAAAAATACATATCTCATTTGATGTATCAAAATAATCAAAGCCATTAAACAGCTTATCAACCCGCCCCCGCGTGCATTCGCACGCGGACTTCGGCAACATGCACTGCATGAACGCCGACCTGTCCGACCTCCTCCGCTTGCTGCAAAACCTGATTCGCCTGGGCACCATTGCCCAGGTCAAAGGGGCCAAGGCGCGCGTCCAGCTCGGACCTAAACTCACCACAGAATGGCTGAAATGGGCCACGCCACGCGCCGGCAGCACCCTTACTTGGTCGGCGCCCACCGTCGGCGAACAAGTCATCGTCTTTTCCCCGGGCGGCGACCTGACGCGCGGCATCATCCTGCCGGCGCTGTACTCGCAGGCATTTGACGCGCCCGAATCGAGCGACAGCATCCACACCACGCACTACCCCGACGGCGCCGTGGTGCAATACGACCATGCTGCCCACGCCCTGACGGCCACGCTGCCAGGCGGCACGGCCACCATCACGGCCGACAAGGTGACATCGAACGCGCCCAGCACCATCTGCACGGGCGACCTGACCGTGATGGGCAATCTGCTTGTCGAGCAATCGGCGACCGTGAACGGCGCCACCGCGCTGAACGGCGGCGTGAATGCCAAGGCCGGCGCCGCTGGCGGCGTGGCCATGGCCGTGCAAGGGACTGTCAAAGCTAGCGAGGACGTGCTGGCTGGCGCCATCAGCCTGGCCAAACATGCGCACGGCGGCGTCAAGGCCGGCGGCGACCAGTCGGGCGGGCCACAAGCATGATGGGCATGCACGCCGCCACCGGGCGCAGCCTGACGGGACTGGGCCATCTGCGCCAGTCCGTGGCCGACATCATCACCACGCCCATCGGCTCGCGCATCCGGCGCCGCCGCTATGGTTCCGAAGTGCCGGAGCTGATCGACCAGCCCCTGAACAGCGCCACGCAGTTGCGCATCTATGCCGCCACCGCCTTTGCCCTGCGCCGCTGGGAGCCGCGCCTGCAGCTCTCCAGCGTGCAGCTCACGCGCGACACGGACGGCGCCATCGCGCTGCTGCTCGATGGCACGGCGAATGGCCAGGGCATCACGCTGGCCGTACCCGTCAAGCAAGGCGGCAGCGTATGAGCACGCCCATCGACTTGACCCAATTACCGGCGCCCAGCGTGGTCGAGGTGCTGGACTTCGAAACCATCCTCACCAGCCGTAAAGCGCACCTGGTCAGCCTGCTGCCGGAAGCCGAGCGCGCGGCCGTCACGGCCCTGCTGGAACTGGAATCGGAACCGGCCACCAAGCTGCTGGAAGAGAACAGCTATCAGGAAACCATCCTGCGTAACCGAGTCAACGAGGCGGGCAAGGCCGTCATGCTGGCGTTTGCGCTCGACGGCGACCTGGACCAGCTGGGCGCCAACGTCAACGTGGCGCGCCTGGTCATCAACCCGGCCAATCCCAGCGCCCTGCCGCCCGTGGCCGCCGTCATGGAAGATAACGACGCCTATCGCCTGCGCATCCAGGAAGCGCCGGACGGCCTGTCCGTGGCCGGCCCGAAAGCGTCGTATGAATTTCACGCCCGCAGTGCGAATGGCCAGGTCAAGGACGCGAGCGCCACCAGCCCCGCGCCGGCGCACGTCATCGTCACGGTGCTGGCCAACAACGACACGGGCATCGCCGACGCCGCGCTGCTGGCCACCGTGGCGCGCGCGCTCAACGCCGAGGACGTGCGCCCCCTGGGCGACCGCCTGACGGTGCAAGCCGCACAGGTCATCGACTACCAGATCGAGGCCACCTTGTTTATCGGCGTCGGCCCGGAAGTCCCGATTCTTCTGGACGCCGCGCGCGCCAACGCCGTGCGCGTTTCGCAGCCGCGCCGCCCGCTGGGCCACAGCATTTATCGTTCCGCCTGCAGTGCCGCCGTGCACGTCGAGGGCGTGCGCAAGGTCGTGCTCACCAGCCCGGTGGCCGACATCGAACTGAACGCCACCCAGGCCGCGCGCTGCACCGCCATCAAGTTGAATGTGGTGGTGCTCGATGAATAAGACCGTGCCGACACTGCCGCCCAACTCCACGGCGCTCGAGCGCGCCATTGCTGTGGCCTGCGCCGAGCTGGTCAACGTGCCCGTGCCGCTGCGCGACCTGTGGAATGCCGACCGCTGCCCCGTCAATCTGCTGCCGTTTCTGGCCTGGGCCTGTTCCGTCGACCGCTGGGACGACGCCTGGCCCGAGTCGATCAAACGCGGCACCATCAAAGCGTCTTACTTCATCCACAAGCACAAGGGCACGATTGCCGCCGTGCGCCGCGTGGTGGAGTCCCTGGGCTATCTGATCCGCATTACCGAATGGTGGCAGACCACGCCACCGGGCGTACCGGGCACCTTCCGCCTCGATGTCGGCGTGCTGGACTCGGGCATCACGGACGCCATGTTTCAGGAAATGGAACGCCTGATTGCTGACGCCAAGCCCGTCAGCCGCCACATGACGGGCCTGGCCATTTATCTGGAAAGTCGCGGCAACGTCTACGCGGGCGCTTGCGCCTACCACGGCGACAGCATGACCGTGTATCCCTGGATCGCGGAAACCATCGAAGTGCGCGGCACGCTGTTGCAGGCCGGCGCATCCCATACCATCGACACCCTGACCATCTATCCATGAGCACATACTTTGCCATCCTGACCGAAGTGGGCGAGGCCAAGCTGGCCAATGCCATTGCCCTGGGTCAAACCCTGAAACTGAAAACCATGGCCGTGGGCGACGGCAACGGCAATCTGCCCATGCCATCGCGCACGCAAAAGGCGCTGGTGCATGAAGTGCGCCGTGCCGGCCTGAATCAGCTGACGGTCGACCCGGCCAACACCAGCCAGATCATCGTCGAACAGGTGCTGCCCGAGAATGTGGGCGGCTGGTGGATACGCGAAATCGGCATCTACGACGAGGCCGGGGACCTGTGCGCCGTGGCCAACTGCCCGCCCAGCTACAAACCAGTGATGGCCGAGGGCAGCGCACGCACGCAAGTGGTGCGCATCGTATTGATCGTCGCAAGCACGGCAGCTGTCGAGCTGAAAATCGCCCCGTCCGTCATACTGGCTACGCGCAAGTATGTCGATGACCAGGACATTACCGTACGTGCCTACAGCGATACGCAACTGGCCAAGCATCAGGCTTCCGCCGACCCGCACCCACTCCTGGCAAAAGTCACCTACGTCGATCAACAAGACACCAGCGCACGCACCTACGGCGACCAGCAACTGGCCAAGCACCAGACTGCCGCCGACCCGCACCCGCTCCTGGCCAAGGTCACTTACGTCGATCAGCAGGACGCCAGCGCACGCACCTATGGCGATCAGCAACTGGCCAAGCATCAGGCTGCCGCTGACCCGCATCCGCTCTTGGCGAAGGTCGCTTATGTCGATCAGCAGGACGCCAGTGCACGCACCTACGGCGACCAGCAACTGGCAAAGCACCAAGATGCTGCCGATCCGCACTCCCAATACAGCAAGAAAGAAGTGGTCACGCCACCGAAGTTTGACACCTCGACCAAGCTGGCCAACACCAATTTTGTCCAGCGCGCGCGCGGTGGCATGGTCGGATACGTTCGTGTGGATGCCGACCGCGCGCTCACCGCGGATGACACCGGTTCTGTTCTCCTGCTTGGTTTTGCCGCAACAACGCTCACCATTCCAACGCCGCAGGCCTTGGAGATTCCTTACACCGCCGGGGCGTGCGTTCACCTGCACTGCACCGGCCCCTATAACGTGCAATTGGTCGCCGGTGTCGGCGCGTCGCTCACGGCCCCGGACGCCACGGCAAGCATCACGCTCAAAAAAGGGCAGTCGCTCACCTTGATGGCGACCACCAACCAGACTTGGCGAGTCATCGCTTCAACCGCCGAGCTGTGGCGCAATGCGGACTTTGCATCCAGGCTGCTGCCTGACGGTGATCTGAAACTGCCGGGGGACTTCATCATGCAATGGGGTTCTGTGACGGCAGGGCCGGCGGGGACGCGCGTGGCCTTTCAATATGCCTTTCCGAAGCAGTGCCTGCGCGTCTTCCTCACCGTATCGAACGGCAACTACCCTGGCTATGTCAGCTCGGACTCTCCCACCATTACCGGATTTAACGCCTATGCAGCTACAGATGCCTCCGCCAACTTCATCGCCATCGGAAAATAACATGACGATGCTCTATTCCAACAAGGCCCGTGGCTTCTTTCCGGCCGACATGCAAGCCGCGTATGAAGCGGCAGGCACCTGGCCGGCTGATGGCGTGGAAGTCACGCCCGAAGATGAAGTCATGCTGCGCGAGGCAATCAGCGCTGGCGCGACCATCCGTAAAAAATCCGGCGGCAAGTGGGACATCACCGCGCCCCCGCCTTTGCCCTTTGCCGTGCTGGCCGCTCCATACCTGGCCAGCGTGCGCCAGACGCGCGACGCCATCCTCAACCGCCTGGCCGGCATCGGCTTTGCCGCCATGGCCGACGACGACGCGGATACCGTGCAAGCCATCGCGGCAGCGCGCACTTGGTTGCTCGACATCACCATCTGCCCGACGGTTGCCGCCGCGCAGGACATCGAGGCGCTGCAAGTGGCCGTCAGCGCCGAATACGCGCGCATCGCCGCCACCCTGTCCGGCGAGGCACGGCGCGCCTTCGACGATACCGCCGGCATGGCATCCACTCTGTAACTCCCCATTCACCACTCACCAGGAGAGCCCTATGGCCACCGACTACCACCATGGCGTGCGCGTCATTGAAATCAATGAGGGTTCGCGCCCCATCCGCACCGTGTCCACCGCCGTGCTGGGCCTGATCGCCACGGCCGACGATGCCGACGTGGCCGCCTTCCCGCTGAATAAACCTGTGCTCGTCACCAACGTGCTGGCCGCCATGGGCAAGGCCGGCAAGAGCGGCACCCTGTACCGCGCGCTGAAAGCGATTGCCGCGCAGACCAAACCCCTGACGGTCGTGGTGCGCGTGGCCGAGGGCGAGACGGAAGAGGAAACCACCAGCAACGCCGTGGGCGGTGTGTCGCCGGATGGCCAGTACCTGGGCGCCCAGGCACTGCTGGCCGCACAAAGCAAGCTGGGCGTGAAACCGCGCATCCTGGGCGCGCCGGGCCTGGACACCCAGGCAGTCACCAATGCCCTGGCCAGCGTGGCGCAGCGCCTGCGCGCCTTTGCCTATGCGTCGGCCTACGGCTGCGCCACCGCCACGGAAGCCATCACCTACCGCGGCCAGTTCGGCCAGCGCGAACTGATGCTCATCTGGCCGGATTTTATCAACTGGGATACCGCCATCGACGCCGAAGCCAGCATTTCGGCCGTCGCCTACGCCATGGGCCTGCGCGCAAAGATCGACGAGGAAACTGGCTGGCACAAGACGCTGTCCAACGTGGTCGTGAACGGCCCGACCGGCATCAGCAAGGATGTGTTTTTCGACTTGCAAGACCCGGCCACGGATGCCGGCATGCTCAACGCCAAGGAAGTGACTACCCTGATCAACATGAGCGGCTACCGCTTCTGGGGTTCGCGCACCTGCGAGGCGCAAGGCGGCTTCTTCTATTTCGAAAGCTACACGCGCACGGCCCAGGTGCTGGCCGACACCATCGCCGAGGCGCACTTCGCTTACGTCGACGTGCCCCTGCATCCGTCCCTGGTGCGCGACCTGCTGGAAAGCATCAATGCCAAATTCCGCGACTTGAAACTGCAGGGCTACATCATCGATGGCCACGCCTGGTATGACGAGCAGTACAACGACAAGACGGCGCTGAAAGACGGCAAGCTGGCCATCGACTACGACTACACGCCCGTGCCGCCGCTGGAAAACCTGAAATTCCAGCAACGCATCACCGACCGCTACCTGGCCGACTTCGCCTCGCGCATCGCCGCGTAATCGCTATCACCACCCTGCCCGCGCCTGCGCGGGCACATTGAAATACTGGAAAAATTATGGGCCTGCCCCGCAAACTGAAAAACTTCAACCTGTTCCAGAACGGCGTGTCCTTCATGGGCATGGTGCCCGAAGTCACCTTGCCGAAACTCAGTCGCAAGATGGAAGAGTACCGCGCCGGCGGCATGAGCGGCCCCGTGTCCGTGGACTTCGGCAACGAGGCGCTGTCGCTGGAATGGAGCGCTGGCGGGCTGATCGCCGAAGCGCTGAAACAGTACGGCGCGCACACGCACGGCGCCGTGCAACTGCGCTTTGCCGGCGCCTACCAGGAAGACGATGATGGCACGGTCGCCGCCGTGGAGGTGGTCGTGCGCGGCCGTTACAAGGAAATCGATATGGGCGCGGCCAAGATGGGCGACGACACCACCCACAAATACACCATGGCGTGCAGCTATTACAAGCTGATGATCGACGGCGCCACCGTCATCGAACTGGACTTCATGAGCGGTACCGAGAACTTCGGCGGCGGCGACACCAACGCCGCCATCCGCAAGGCCATCGGCCTGTAACCCCCTTTTCTAAACACTCCACAACAAGGAACACACCATGAACAACGATACCCAAAACCAAGCAGTCATCGAGCTGGACGAACCAATCAAGCGCGGCGACAGCTTCATCACCTCGCTGACCGTGCGCAAGCCCAAGGCGGGCGCCCTGCGCGGCGTGTCCCTGATCGATCTGGCCAACCTGAGCGTCACCGCACTGCAAGTGGTGCTGCCGCGTATCACCGAGCCAACCCTGACCGCGCATGACGTCGCCAACATGGACCCGGCAGACCTGCTGAGCGTAGGCGCGGAGGTGGGCGCTTTTTTGGTGAGCAAAGCCGATCGCCTTTCGGTATCCCCGGCGAAGTAGAAGACGCCATGGCCGACATTGCCGGCGTCTTCCACTGGACGCCGGCAGCGATGGACGGCTTTACGATTGATGAACTGATGGCCTGGCGCGAGCGCGCCAGGCAGCGAAGCGGAGCGGAATAGATGGCTGGTCGGGATCTGAAATTACAGGTGGTATTTGCGGCGCTGGACAAGATTACCGGCCCGCTGAAAAAAATCATGGGCGGCTCGAGCGAGACGGCCAAGGCCTTGAAGGCCACCAGCGACCGCTTGCGCGATCTGAATGCCCAGCAGAAAAACATCAGCAAGTTCCGCGAACTGCACGGCGGCCTGGACGCCACCCGCACCAAGCTGGAGGCGGCCCAGCAGAAGGTCGCCAGCCTGGCCACCAAGATGAAACAGACGGAGGCGCCCACGCGCGCCATGACGCGCGAATTTAACGCCGCGACCAAAGCGGCCGGCGCCTTGAAGATCGCCGGCCAACAGCAGGCCCAACAACTGCAGGTCATGCGCGAGCGCCTGGCGGGCGCCGGCATCGGCACCAAAGACCTGGCCAACCACGAGCGGACCTTGCGCCGCGAAATCGAGGCCACCAACAAAACCATGACGCTGCAGCAGCAGAAGCTGGCCAACGCGGCCGCCAAGCAGCAGCGCGTCACCAATGCCACCCAGCATGCGGACAAGCTGCGCAACAAGGCGGGCAACATTGCCATGGCCGGCGCGGGCGCGACAGCAGCCGGCGCGGTCATGGCAATGCCTATCGCCAAGGGGCTGCACGAGGCGAAGCACTACCAGCTGGAAAAGGCCCGCGTGAATGCCCTGGGCCTGGGGCCGGAAACCAGCCAGCAGGCGATCACCTTCGCCAAGAACATGAAGACCTACGGCACCAGCCAGAACGAAAACCTGGAACTGGTGCGCGACGCAATGTCGATCTTTGGCGACCTGCACCACGCGGAAATGGTCGCGCCCACCCTGGCCAAGATGAAGTTTGCCAACAAGGCATTCTTCGGCAAGGAATCTGGCGAAGAGAACGAGCGCATCTTCATGGACTTGCTCAAAGTCATCGAACAGCGCGGCGGCACGGCCAGTTCGGAGAAATTCCACGACCAGGCGAACATGATGCAAAAGGTCATCACGGCCACGGGCGGACGCGTGGGCCCGACGGAATGGCTGAACTTCATCAAGACGGGCGGCATCGCCGCCAAGATCATGGACGACAAGCAGTTCTATTACCAGATGGAACCGCTGGTGCAGGAAGTCGGCGGCCACCGTGCCGGCACGGCCCTGATGTCCGGCTATACGAACTTGTACCAGGGGCGCACCACGAAACGCGCCGTCAGCAACATGGAAAAACTGGGGCTGATTAAAGATCGAGGTCAGGTCAAGCACGACAAAGTGGCGCAAAGTGCCACCCTTGGCCCTGGCGCCCTGCTGGGCAGTGACATTTTCCGACGCAGCCAGTTTGAGTGGCTGGAGCAGGTGCTGTTGCCACAACTGGAAAAGAAAGGCATTACCGATCCCAAGCAAATTGAGGACACCATCGGCAGTTTGTTTTCAAACCGCACGGCCGGCAATCAGTTTTTGGACATGTTCCGGCAGCGCATCCAGATGCACAAGAATGCCAAGCTGAACGCAGGCGCGTACGACATCGAGCAGATTTATGACCTGGGCAAGCAGCAGGCCGGCGGCGCCGAACTGGAAGCGACGGCCAGGCTGGCCAACCTGAAACTGACCATGGGCGAGAAAATCCTGCCGCTGTATGCGCAGGGACTGGAAATGGCCATCAATGCCATTACACGCCTGAATGCCTTCATGGAGCGCAACCCGACCGTGGCCAAGGTCATGATCGCCGGCTTTGCCGTGCTGGCGGGATTGCTGCTGGTGCTCGGCCCGCTGATGCTGGGCATTGCCGCCCTGATCGGCCCGTACGCCATGCTGCACGTCATGTTCGCCAAGATGGGAGTGACGGGCGGCGTGCTCACGCCCATTTTGCGCAACCTGGGCGGCGCCTTCATGTGGGCGGGCCGTGCCGTGCTGTGGCTGGGCCGCGCACTCATGCTCAACCCGATTGGCATTGCCATCACGGTCATCGCCGGCGCCGCCTTCCTGATCTATAAATACTGGGAGCCGATCAAGGGTTTCTTTGGTGGCCTGTGGTCGGACGTCAAGACGGCGTTTGCCGGCGGCATTGGCGGCGTCAGCGCCCTGATCGTCAACTGGTCGCCGCTGGGCCTCTTCTATCGCGCCTTCGCGGGCGTGTTGGGCTGGTTCGGTATCGCACTGCCGGCCCAGTTCACCGACTTCGGCGCCAGCATCCTGCAGCGCATCACCGCATCTTGGGCGCCTATTTCCGCCTTCTTTGCCGACATCTGGTCGCGCCTGCGCACGGTCTGTGCCGGCGGCATGGGCAGTATCACGGCCCTGATTATCAACTGGTCGCCCGTGGGCGTGTTTTACCAAGCGTTCGCGGGTGTCATGAGCTGGTTCGGCATCGAACTGCCGGCCCAGTTCACCGAATTCGGCGCCAACATCCTGCGCGGGCTGGTCAACGGCATCACCGGTTCCATGGGCGCCGTCAAGGACGCCATCAGCAATGCCGGTTCCAGCACCATTGCCTGGTTCAAGGAAAAGCTGGGCATCCACAGCCCGAGCCGCGTCTTCGCCCAGCTCGGCGACTACACCATGCAGGGGCTGGCCGTGGGCCTGGACCGCAGCGAGGGCGCGCCGATTGCCAAGGTTTCCGGCCTGGCGCAGCGCCTGACGCAATTGGGCGCCGGCATCGCCATCGGCACGGCCACGGCATTACCCGCCAGCGCCTTCGATACGCGCGCCCCGCTTTCACAAGGCGGGTTCGGTGCCGGCGTGACGATTCAAGGCGACAAGATCGAAATCACGATCCAGGCGCAAGCAGGTTCCGATCCGCAGGCCATCGCCCGCGCCGTGTATGCGGCCATGGAACAGCGCGACCGCGAAAAGGCGGCGCGCATCCGTTCGTCCCTGCGCGACCACGATTAAGAAGGAACAACCACCATGATGATGATTTTAGGAATGTTCGTGTTCAGTCTGCCTACCCTGGCCTATCACGAGCTGCAGCGGCAAACGGAATGGAAGCACGCCAGCACGGCCCGCGTGGGCCTGCGCGACGCGCACCAGTACGTGGGGCCAGGCGACGACACCATCACTCTGTCGGGCTGGGTGGCGCCGGAGCTGACCGGCTCCCTGTATTCGCTCGATGCGCTGCGCATGATGGCCGACACCGGTAAATCGTGGATTCTGATCCAGGGCACGGGCCGCATTCTCGGCTCGTACCGCATCACCAGCATGACCGAGGGGCGCACCATCCTCGACGGCAGCGGCGGCGCGCGCCGCGTCGAGTTCTCGATTGCGCTCAAGCGCGACGACGACGGCGTGATGGCCATGGTCGGCCTGGGCGATATCGGCGACCTGAAAAACATGCTCAGTATCGACGGCATGACCAGCAGCATCGCGGGCGCGGCCAAGAATGCCGTGGGCAGCGTGGTAGGCAATGTGGTCGGCGGCATCACGTCGAAATACGGCGGCGTGGTCAGCGAGATGAAAGACAAGATCGGCGGCAGCATCAGCGGCGCCATCGGCAGCGCGGCGGACAAGTTCAAATGAGCGAGCATATCCCCGCCTTCAAGGTCAGCATCGAGGACAAGGATTTGACGGCCATCGTCTCGCCGCGGCTGATCAATCTCACCTTGACCCTGTGCCGTGGCGACGAGAGCGACCAGCTCGATATCTCTCTCGATGACAGCGACGGCAAGCTGGCCCTGCCGCCGCGCGGTGCGCAGATCGCCCTGGCGCTGGGCTGGCAAGCCACCGGCCTGGTGGACATGGGCAAGTTCACCGTGGACGAGGTGGAGCACAGCGGCGCGCCCGACACCATCACCTTGCGCGCCAGGTCGGCCAACCTGATCGACACCTTCAAGCAGCAGCAAGAACACAGCTTCCACAAGACCACCCTGGGCGCCATCATCGAAGCGATTGCCTTTCGCAACGAGCTGGCGTCGGGCGTGTCCGCGCGTCTGCGCGATACCGCCGTCGAGCACATCGACCAGACCCACGAAAGCGATGCGGCCTTCCTGCGCCGGCTGGGCAGGAAATACGATGCGGTGGCCACCGTCAAGAACGACACCCTGCTCTTCATCCCCATCAACCAGAGCCGCACCGCCAGCGGTAAGGCGCTGCCCGTCATTCCCATCACGCGCGCCCTGGGCGACGGCCACCGCTACCACAGCGCCGAAAGCGACGCCTACACGGGCGTGCGCGCCTTCTGGCACGACGAGCGCTACGCGCGGCGCCGCAGCGTTGTAGCCGGCGTGCCCGGCAACAGCAAGCGCCTGCGCACCACTTTCGCCAACGAAACGGACGCGCGCGCGGCGGCCGTGGCCGAATGGCAGCGCATCCTGCGCGGCCTGGCCACCTTTGAAATGAGCCTGGCCATGGGCAATCCTGCCGTGTTCCCCCAATCGCCTGTGACGGTGACAGGCTTCAAGCCCGAGATCGACGCCACCGACTGGCTATCGGTCAAGGTCACGCACAGCTTGGGCGGCAACGGTTTTACAACGCGCGTGGAGTTTGAAACGAAAACCGAAGCGGTGGAGGCCGAGCGCGAGGAAGAGAAAGACCCGGACGAAGGCATCACGGGCGTGGTGGCCAAGTGGAAGGATGTGGCGGCGAAGAAGAAAAAGGCGGGGCAGGAGCAGGCCGGCGCCACGGGCACGCTCAAGATGCTGGAGCATACTTACAAGAGCAAGCAGTCCGCCAAGCGTGCGGCGCTGCATGCGTGGAGGCATATCGAGGAAGTGCGGGATATTATTCGTGAAAACAGCGAAGAACCCTGGAAACCTTCGCAAGCGGTAGCTGGCGCAGATGCGGCATGAACCTGTGCCAGCTACTTTCTCCAAGCGGCTGCTTCCACCTCAAACCAAATGGAAGCGTTGCAGCGATGCCAAGTGTCAACCTATAAGCCAGAAACTATTGTGACTGCTGCAGACCTCAGCATCGCCAACAAGTCTGGTATTGCTTCAACTCTCTCACATATTATTCAATGACAACGTAAAAAGGGATCGACTTACCTGCAAGCTTAGAGTCCCGCCTACGCACAAGAAACGCTTCAACGAAATGTACACCTCTATACTCAGTTTTCTCTCGGCGTGACGTACCAATTTCGGGAAGGTAGAACTCTCCCCGCAATGCATTTGCATCCGCTGCGACTTTATCTGTATTCGTCACTCGCCATCGAACCTTATACATGTCAGTGGAAAATTGAATGCCTAAGTGGTTGACAGCATCAAAATTTATCCAGCTACCAGGCTTGAGAACTTCGCCGGATTCCAATGTCCGAAGCTTGGGACCATGTTCCTCTGAGCACAACGCACCTATAACTCGAACCGTCACCATCTCTTGCGCGTGGCGCCACTTTGACCTATTCACATGCGGTAACTTGATCAAGCTTTGCGGAATTGCCCGAACACCTTGCTCCTTCACCATAGTTACGAGGTCTTTTACACGGCCATAGTGTTCAAGAGCTGTTCCGCTGGCGGCAACGCTTTCGCTAACCTTCTCGGCTGCTTGCCTTACCGCCGAAGCAGCAAAATTTTCACCAAAAACTCGCCGCCATTTGGCAATACTCTCTTCGAGATCTTCTTCCTCATACGCATCATCAATCCAACCCCGATATAGATTTACCTTTTCGCGAAAGTTCGCGTATTTTGTCGAGTTCCAATTTTCAGCCTGATCCTCGCTCAACAATACAGGATTCGAAATCTGTGGAACCTGGGGGTGAGCTTGCAGCCAGTCATCGAGCCGGCCAAAAAGGACTTTCAGAGTAGTAGTAAGGTCGGGAAACGTGTTGACATAACGATCCGAATCATAGATTCGATCACCCAACAATGTAGTCAAGATGAAGGAAGGGACGGCGAAGTTTTTCTTGATATCGCGCAAATACTTGATTAGGCGCGTAACTTTTTTAAGGTCATTCCCCCCAGCGATGCCGTTGCGGTTGTTGACCCATTCCGTGTACCCAATAGGTTCCGAATGTTCAAAATCATCAGTTATTCGATTACACACCTCATAGCGACCGGCGTACTGACGACCAACAACACATGGTGCGATGTCAATCTTGCGATCACCAACATATTCGATAGTGGCGCAATGCGAAAAACGACGGATCTTGTCCTTGTACAACGGATGGTTAGCAAGTGCAGTAGCAAGTGTATTAACGTAGTCCTTCGCGGCCCAGTCTTGCACCGGCTCAACGAAAACAAGAATATCGGCATCGAAAGGTTTACCTTTCTGAGGCTTGATAATGGTTTGATGGGCCCAAGAGCCTTGGATAGCAAAACCAGTGACTTTGGGACCCCATTCAAGTTCACGTACAGCAATTTTAACGGCGTCGACACTATTCTCAAGAAGAGTCAGCCGTGTTCTGTTAAGGTTGACAAAGTCATCAAGAAATGTTTTGAAGTGGTTGTGCAGCTTCACTGGGCGCCTCCGGCGTTAAGAGCTTCCTGCGCTTGGGCCACATAATATTTAGCCCCAGTATATGCAACCATTTCATTCTTGTTTCGAAGCATTTTATATACCCAATCATAAATGAGCGGATTGCTAGTTCTATTTCGATAAATAGCATCCTGCAAATCCCGCGATTGGTTCGTTAGCTCCTTTGAAGTGGGGTTTTCTAGTGCATTTGCCCACAGCTTCTCAACCTCTCCTTTAAGATTTGTAAGCCCTTCGATAGCATCAATGTGTTTTCGGTAATCTTTAAGAACGAACGAAGCGAGTGGTAAAAATGGTAAAAAAAGCGTTAGGAGAAGGTCGCTAAACTTGCTGCCTTCGTAAAGCCCAATCAATGAAAGAATAACAAACAATACGATTACGAATGCCAATAGTCCGCGGGCGTAAAGCCTACGTACCCGCATGTCATAAGTGATGTTGGTTCGCTGGCAGATGAGCCGTCCTAATTCAATTGGCAGGGTCCCTGCCGTTGGTTCGTACCAGTCGGTAAATTTCTTTTTATCTTCTTCGGAAAATTCGTCCATCGATATAATTTTAATATCTTCAGTGTCGATCTTGGTTCCGACCACGAATTTACTCCAAGGAATACACAACACCTTCGTGTCAAATAGCTCTTGAATCTTCGCTGCTTTTTTTGTCAGGTCGCGCTGCAATCCACTTAATATCCCAACTTCGGCGAGAAGTAATAATATTGAAACGTAAGCAACAGTGGCTTTTACTGTTATTAGTCTATCCTCAGAAAAGAATGATGCAGCACATAGTCCAAATATCGGAAGTGCTAATGCAATCACAAGATATGCAGTCTGCACAGATTTTGCCTGCGCGTAGTACCGCCTCTGAGCTTTGAGCCAACCTAAACATTCTGGCTTATTCTGTTCGATGTCAATTGATGCCAAGAAGAAACTCCTCTAAATTTTATAGTCAATTAATTAAAAACAATGTCTTGTCCCGCTACGAATAAAATAAAATCCATCTTTTACACCAGATGCAAAATTTCGGGTTTGAGATGACGTGAAAAATGAAGGCGGCCGAGAAGCCAGGTTAAAAGGAGGAGGGAAAGTACAGAGTGAAAGGGCAGAAAATTGGGAAAAGCACGCTAACTGTTTATATGTTTGTTCTGCCCATTTAAAGTACACCTCATGGGGTGTCTAGTATTCTGTATAAAATGCAAAAAATTAAGGGCGACATACAAATTTCTTGATGCTAGCACGCAAGCGCCTATAACCTCAACATGACACTTACATATTTCAGCCAGTTGTTGGCCACAATGCATCTGAAAATCTAAAACCCACCAACTGTTTGATTAACGCCAAGCTTAACCACTTACAACACCTATGAATAGTGGCTTGTGACCCCAATTACCCCATGAGTATAACGATTTACACAGAGAGAAAAATCACGCATTGTAACACTAAGGTAAATGGCTACTCTTTGGCACAGCTGTCAGTCTTCCTCAATACGTTTTCTAAAATTGGATTCCGATAGAGAATCAATCCCCATCGAGTTAGCTTTGCTCAATTGCACACGCCCAACCAGTGGACCAGCGATCAAAACATCCAACGAAGTACTAAACCCGCTGCGTACCTGCCAACCCGCCGCCCTCGCCATTGACTCCAATTCACAGCGTTTGGCATCACGAAAACCCACAAAATATGCCGCTGTCTGCCATTGCTTTCGATTGGATTTATCTATTAGATAGCCGTTGATGCCAACCGCACGATCAGAAGCACCAGCAGTAACGACTCCGTTATTGGGAAGGAGGCGCATTGCACTCGCCCACCTCCCGATACGTTGAATTTCTCCTGTCCTTAGCGAAGTCACCTCGCCACGAATGCGCCGCAAAGAAAAAGTTCGTTTTCCCTGCCTTGCATGGCAATAACCTTCCAAATAATCCTCATCGACTGCCCATACCGAGACGTGTCGAGGTGCATAGCCAGGTCCCTCGCGATTTGGATACGAAAACTGAATTTCGTCAACATCCGCTGCTTCCCCTCGAAACTCCCTCTTCGTTTTTTTCTTGGTACGAGACGGAACTTGCGCAGCCTGTATCTCAACTTCGACCGGCTTGACTTGGGGAGTGCCCTCGCTAGCCAAAGGCGCTATTTTCGGCGTGGCAATCTGCGCTTTTATCCATGACACTTTTCTTCTCTTATCGTCAGATATGCATTGTCGGATGTGATACCAAAGGGACCCACATGACTCGCCCGACTCCAGCGCTCGCCTCCGATGGTTCATGCCGCTGAAAATTATGCAGAGCAGACAAGCAGCAATTACAATAAGCATAAGAAGATCAATCATTTGCAGACTATTTTTCCTTTTTTCGTCCGCTGCCGGCCACATTAAAAGTCTGTGGCCCAATGATGTTCCCCACGAAATTTTGCCCAATCTTGCCATGGGTTTCAACGTGTGGAGCATTCCCTGCTTGGGATGCCGGGATCGTTGGCGAGCTCATGCCGCTAAGCATCCCAAGTACGCCCGCTTTCCCGCGAACGTCCATACTTCGATAGCCGGTCAACAGTTCATGCTCGTCCGCAGGCAACGCTGACAGCGCATGTTCTCCTGTCAGCAAATACAACACATCTACTCCGGCCGCAGCAACGGCCGCCAAATAGTCAGAATCTGGCGTACGGGAGCCGTTTTCATAGTTGAACTGGGCCCCCTTTTTTACCCCACCAAGGGCAGCAAACTCGTCCTGATTGAGGCCGAGGCGCTTCCGTTCTTCCTTGAGACGATCAAAAAAATACTTCATTTGAATACAAATACCTTTCCAAATCACTCAAATGAGTGATATATTTACGCCATTCCGTAGCGATTACAGATCATAACATTATGAATAATTTGTCAAAAGTCGGACGCATTACCAAAGGCGTCACTTCCCAGCCGCTTGGCGTTCGTCTGGCCCCCGACGAGGTAAAGGAAATCGAAACTCTTGCCGCAGCTCAACAGCGGTCACGTGCATGGCTCTTGCGCCTCTTGATCCTGCGCGGCCTAGCCGACTACAAGCGCGAACTCGCATCCAAACCCACCCACTAAGGACAACGTCATGTACCCCGATGCAAAACGTATCCGCAGCCACCGCGTCATGCTGCGCCTGGACGATTACGAGCACCAGCTCGTTTCCTCGATCGCCAACTACCAGGGCGAAGAGCTTGCGGTGCTGGTACGCCAAATCGTGATGCGTGAAGCCCTGGCCGTGATCGCCTTGGATGACGCCACCATCGACAGCGTACAGCGTCGCAGCGTTTAAACCGAGTCACTTTTGAGCAACTCTAAAGTTACAGAAAATGCCAGACCATCAAATTCACCTCAATGACGAAGAGCGCGCGGTGCTGGAACTCGTGCGCCAACGCCAGGGGCTGGCAAGTATCGATCAGGCGGCTGAATGGCTCGTCAAGTCGCGCCTACGCATACAGTCGAAAAACATGACAGGTCGCGGTCGCGCCCTGTACCAAGTGGAAAGAAAGCTGAAATGAGAGTCATCGGCCTGCCCTGCCCGCATTGCGAATACACCGTCCGCGCCGTCAAGAGCCGCACGATGTCCGCCATGTTCAAGGAAATCACCTACATGTGCCAAAACCCCGACTGCGGACATTCCTTCGTGGCAGGCCTGGAAGTGCTGCGCACCCTCTCGCTGTCCGCCATGCCCAAGCCGGATATCCGCATCCCGATGTCCCAGCATGCGCGCGCGGCGGCCACCAGCCAGCTGGCCCTGGACCTGACTACGGGCTGCTGATGATTATCCCGATCCTCGCGCCGCCGTAACCCGGCCGCCGTTACTCCCCTCTTTTGCTGTGCCCTGCAGCGCTCCCTTTTGAGCGTGCGGGATTCGTTCAACCTGAAATAAGGAAAACCGATGGAAAACACGCTGCACGCCACCAGTGATGCCGACAAATCCATGGCATCAAGCACGATCCGCCCGACCCTGCAAAATTGCATTGTCCCCGTGGCACCAACGTGTTTTCTTCTGCAAGCCAGCGCGGGCATCGGCATTGCGGCGCTGTCCGCCCGCATCCATGAGATTGCCAAGACCTATCACGCCTACGGCGCTGCCAATCTGACCTTCATCGTCAGCGATGCGCAGGCACTGCAGCGTGACGGCTTTTTCGCGCCAGCCAAGCAGCGCGCCCTGGTCGGCAAGCTGCCCATCGAGTTGAACTACATTTTCGCCAATGAAGCGGGTTCCCGGCACTGCTGCGGCGCATCGCACACGCTCCCGTACTGGGCAGAGCAATTTCTCAAGCCAGGGGCACGCTGATGCTGCGCCTGGCCAAAACCTGCGGCATCTGGCTGCTGACGCTCCTGATTGTCATTGCCCCCGGCGTGCTGCGGGCCATCGGCGCCATCAAGGACTGAACCATGCCGGCGTCCCTTATCGACAATCACCTGTCCTTCCAGCCTGCCGCCGAGATTCTGGCCGCGCGCGACAAGGACATGCCGACGCCACCAGGCGCCGGGCATGCGCTGGCCGCCATCGCCGAAGCCAAGGCCCAGCTACGCAGCATCAAACCGCGCAACCTGGCGCCCTTCATGGCCCAAGCCTGGGGATTGTCGCCACGCGGCGCGCGCCGTTCCGTGTTGATCGCCGCCGGCCTGGACGCCGACCGCTGGGAATCGCCCATCCACTCCTTTACCGAAGAAGAACGCATCGAACTGCGCGCCGCCACAAGCGCCGCCATCCGTGTGTACGAAAGACTGTTGAATGCAATCTAAACAAATCCTGCTGCCTGACGCCCAGCGTCACGAAGCCTTCTTGCGATCCGCCCAGTTCGCGCCCGAGCTGGCCCGCATCCCGTTCAAATGGCGCAACCGCGTCATCACGGCCGCCATGGCCAAGATGGCCTGGTCGTCCTGGTACAAGGTCTACGAATCCATCGCCACCGGCTTTGTCCGCGAGTTCGCCGAACAATACGTGCCGGCAGGCGTCGACTTGTCGCAAAGCGACGCCGACATCGTGACCACCGCTGAACGCGCAGCGGCCGGCGTGACCAAAATGCTGTGGATGGCCGTGTCCGACACGCACGCCCTGCAGATCATGGAAGACGAATGCGCCTCGTATGGCATCGAGCTGCCCGAGTTCGACGCGCTGACCGACACCATCGCCCGCCTGGTGGACGCCCGCTGGTGGCGCCGCCAACTGCGCAAGCGCGTCAAGCGCGCCTTCGAAGCGGGCAATATCCGCCTGGGCTATGTGAACTATCGCGGCGAACCCTACGCCAGCAATGACGCCGTGCTATCGCGCCTGGCGCAAAACCGCCGGAACGCGGCAGCGCTGGCCGCCACCTTGGTGCAAAACGAGAACGGCCAGGAATTCAGCATCGCCGAGCTGGCCGAGAAAACGACGGCAAACAAGGCCATCCGGCGCGGCGAGCTGATGTTGCGCATCAACGGCTTTGAGCAGATCGCCCGCGAGTGCGGCGACCAAGGCATCTTTGTCACCTGGACGTGCCCATCGCGCTTCCACGCAATGCAGCACAACGGCAAGCCAAACGACAAGTTCGACGGCTCCACGCCGCGCGAGGCCAACGCCTACCTGGGCAAGATGACCTCGCTGTGCCGCTCCGCGCTGGCGCGCCGTGGCATCGGTCTGTACGGCTTCCGCATCGCCGAGCCGCATCACGACGGCTGCCCGCATTGGCATCTGCTGCTGTTCGTGCGCCCGACAGCGAAATACAAGACGGCCCACCTGCAGGACGTGGCCGGCCGCGCCATTCGCATCATGAAGCGCTACGCCTGGCGCGTGGACCGTGGCGAACCGGGCGCCTTCGCGCGCCGCCTGGACGTAAAGCGCATCGACTGGGACAGAGGCAGCGCCGCCGGCTACATCGCCAAGTACGTGGCCAAGAACATCGATGGCCTGGCCGAGCACAAGACGAAAGAAGGCTATGTCGTTACGGCCGACACCGAAGGCGATGTCGAGCTGACGCCATCGGCACGCGTCGAGTCCTGGGCCGCTTGCTGGGGCATCCGTCAATTCCAGCAATGGGGCGGCGCGCCCGTCACCGTCTGGCGCGAACTGCGCCGCATCGAGGAAAGCATGCTCAATGAAGCGCCGGCCGCCATGCGCCGCGCCTGGGACGCCGTGCAAAAGATCGACGGCGAAAAGCGCGCCTGCTGGGCCGAATACCTGCGCGCCCAGGGCGGCGCCCTGGTGCCGCGCAAGGAACTGGTCGTCACGCTGGCCAAGGACGAAAAGACCGTCATCGGCCGCTATGGCGAAACGCTGCGCACCACGCCCTACGGCGTGCGCTGCAGCGACCTCATCGGCGTGGTCTTCAAGTCCGTGCGCCATACGTGGACGCCGGTACAGGCCACAGGCGCTCGCGCGGTGGCTGTTGGGGTTGCCGTTCCTCGGACTCGTGTAAATAACTGTACGCACCCCGACCGCCCTGCCCCGGCCACGCCGCCAGCGGCGCCCGTGCCTGACCTGCCCGACGAGGCAAAAACAGCGCTGATTGCAGCCTGGGCGGCCGTCAACGCCTGCCCGTATCCCCGGCTGATCGTTCCCGACAACCCACCCCAAGAAGGAAGTGGCACATGAGCACCTATGCCGTGATCGTTCGCACGCAAACCGAACGCTTTGACTATGCCGCGATTGCCGCTTGCTGCGGCGACGTGATCCTGGACGCCATCGACCGCTACGGCGTGTGCGGCGTTTCTGCCAAATTGAAAGGAAAACCGCAATGCTAACCACCTCGACCAATTCACCGCGGCAAGTCGCCCTGGGCGACCGCGTGACATTCGACACCGATGAAGGCTACCAGGCCGGCACCGTCAACGACCTGCGCCGCGACGTGGGCAATGGCGAGCTGCATGCGTGGGTGGAGCTGGACCACCAGTGGGCGGGCTGCTTCCGCGCCGTTCCGCTGGGCGCCATCGAAGCGGTCAAGAAAGCAGCCGCGCCTGTCGGGTGCCCAGCATGACAGCGGAACGCTCATTACCTGCCGTGGCGGCCTTGTTCGTGCGCGCCAATTCGATCTACAAGACCATGCCGGCGGTGGACGCCTGGGACGCGGAGCGCGACGCCCGCGCCTGGCCAGGTGGCGTGCCGGTGGTGGCGCATCCGCCTTGCCGCTCCTGGGGCACGCTGCGCCATCTGGCCAAGCCGCGCCCGGACGAAAAGGAACTCGCGGTGTGGGCCGTCGCCCAAGTCCGCAAGTTCGGCGGCGTGCTCGAGCACCCGAAGCGCTCGACCCTCTGGCCACACTGCAACCTGCCAGCGATCGGCGAGCGGGACAAATTTGGCGGCTGGACGTTGCCGATTTTCCAAAGCTCGTTTGGTCACCGCGCGGAAAAGGCCACCTTGCTGTACATCGTCGGCTGTGCGCCAGCTCAAATACCGGCCATGCCCATCGTCCTGGGCGATGCCTCGCATGTGATTGCCCCGTCCGGCCGCAACCGCGCCGGCGAGCGGCGCCGAAAAGGCGATCCAGGCTGGCGGCCGGAATGCGGCAAGGCAGAACGCGAGCACACGCCCGCCGAGCTGGCGCATTGGCTGGTCTCCCTGGCGCGACGCTGCATGGTGCCCGCATGAACAGTCTATTCCTCAACGGAAAGTGAAAAATGGACCAATACAAAGAATTCTGCCGGCTGCGCGACTACCGCAAGCCTGGCGTCGAAGTACCGCACCACACGGAGGCCGAAGCCTTCGCCTTGGCGGTGCAAAGCAAAGCCGGCCATACAGAACCAGCCCAACGCAAGAAAAACCCCACCACGAAAGGAATCAAATAATGAACGAAGACCGAATTATTTACCGCCAGGACTTATACAAAATGCTGGGCGTGACTTCGGAGACGCTGCGCAGATGGGTGAAGGAGAACAAGCTGCCGCCGGCGGACGTTGCCATAACCCAGCGCACGCTGGGATGGCGCCTTTCAACGCTCCAATCCGCTGGGATCAGGCTGCTTTAACAGCCAGTCAGCGAAGGCCTGAAGCATCACGCGGCGCTGCTTCAGGTATTCTGCCGAGTTGTAAACTCCGCGCACGCCGCCGTCCTTGTGCGCGAGCTGCACCTCGACGTGGTCCGAGTTGTACTCGTGCTCGTTGGCCCAGGTGGAACCGACCTTGCGCCAGCCGTGGCCGGTCATCTTGCCCTTGAAGCCGATACGGTGAATGAGGTAGAGAATCGCGTTTTCACTCATGGGGCGGCTACCGCCCCGGTCGTTCGGGAAAACGTAGTTGCTGCCCCGCGAACGCAGCTTCATTTCCGCCAGCAGGTCCAGCGCCTGGGAAGACAGCGGCACCAGGTGCTCGCGCCCCTTCTTCATGCGCTTGCCCGGTATCCGCCAGACATCCCCCTCCACTTCCGCCCAGGTCATGCGCCGCAGCTCGTCAGTGCGCGTCCACGTCAACGCCAGCAGCTTGCAGGCCAGCACGGACTGAATTTCATCTTCCAGGTCCAGGCGCTCCATGAACGGATGCACCTCGGCCAATGCCAGGGCGGCGAAGCCTTCGCGCGGTTTGCGGGAAAAAGCGACCTTCGAATTGATGTTCGATGCGGGGTTCTCTTCGCAGTGGCCATGCTGGATGGACCAGTCGAGCACCTGGCCCACCCACATGCGCACGCGCCGGACGTAGACGGACAGGCCGGCGGCATCCATCGGGCGCAGCGCGGCCATCAAGTCTTCCTTGGTAATTTCACGCACGGTTTTCGCGCCCAGCGTCGGCGAGATGTACATGGCCAGCGCGCGCAATGCATTTGCCTTGTAGCCGGCGCTGATGTCCGTGCGCCCGGCCCAGTAGGTATCGATGGCGGCATCAAGTGCAATGGATGGGCTGCTTGTCTTGCGCTTGGGCTTGAGGTCGTCGCCGTCGATCAGTTTCAACCGCAAAACGTCGCGGCGCTCGCGTGCTTCCTTGAGGCCGATCAGGGGATACGGGCCGATGACGGCAGTTTGCTGCTTGCCCTCGTCGTTACGATAGGCCATGCGCCAAACCTTGTTTCCGCTTGGCAGGACGGCCAGCATCAGGCCGTGGCCATCGAAGAGCTTGCGCAGCTTGCCGTCGTTCGGCGTTGCGCGGCGGCAGTCTGCATCGGTAAGCGTGTTGATGGCCAT